CAAAATGGTTAAAGTTTCAGCGTCTCCTGCTGCACATTCTAATACTACAATGACGCCCTCCTCTCGCCTGTTTGATAAAGGAGGCGCTGAAATTTTAATAGAAAGGACCTTTCAATGAGGTACTGCGGTAAAGTCGGTTACAGTACGACTGTAGAAACTAGACCCGGTGCGTGGATGGATGAAGGCATCGTTGAACGAACATACTATGGTGACGTGATTCGTTTGTCCAGACGTTATCATACGATTGAACAGGTAAACGATGAACTAAATATTAGCTACCAGATCTCTGTACTGGCGGACCCGTATGCACTAGAGCATTTCGTTGACATCAAATATGTCATATGGAAAGGCGTTAAATGGAAGGTCAGTTCGGTAGAGATCGAACATCCTCGTCTCAAGCTTACTGTCGGAGGAGTTTACAGAGAAAATGACGAATCTTGACAGAAGACTAAAGTTTCATCAGATTCTGTGCGACATTCTTGGAAACAGCTATGTGTATTTCCAACCGCCAGAATCGGTGAAATTGCATTATCCGTGTATTGTGTATAACCGAGCAACAGGATCTGGAGAATATGCAGATAATCAGCTTTATACGTTTAGAATTGCTTATGAGGTTATCTACATTAGCAAGGATCCTGATAACGAGGTAATACTGAAACTTATTGCGTTGCCGTATTCTGCGATGAACAGATCGTATACGGCGAACAACCTGAATCACGATTCTTTCAATATCTATTTCTAATAGGAGGTTTACCTATGGCACAGCTCGTATGGGATAAGGTTGCTGAAAAAATTTATGAGACTGGTACCGATCACGGTGTCATCTATCCGCAGAAGGCCGATGGTACTTACGATACCGGCGTTGCATGGAACGGTCTGACCGCATTCACCGAGAGCCCTTCCGGCGCGGAGAAGACTGATCTTTGGGCTGATAACATCAAGTACGTTTCTCTTCGTTCTGCCGAGGACTACGGCGGCACGATCGAGTGCTACACCTATCCGGATGAGTTCAAGCCCTGCGTTGGCGAGAAGCAGGTTTCCGCCGGTGTGAACTTCGGTCAGCAGGCAAGACAGGCGTTTGGTTTTGTTTGCCGGACCGTTGTCGGTAACGACACACTGATGAACGATTTTGGATATAAGATCCATATTTGCTACGGCTGCACTGTTTCTCCGTCTGAGAGAAGCTACCAGACGATCAACGATTCTCCGGAAGCAATCACCTTCAGCTATGAGTTCTCCACCACTCCGGTGCCGATCACGAAGGAGGGTTACACCAACTGGAAGCCGGTCTCTTCTATCACGATCGATAGCACTAAGTTCACTAGCGAAAGCGACAAGGCTAAGCTTACCGCGCTCGAAGCCAAGCTCTTTGGATCTGCCAACGAAGACGCTACTCTGCCGACTCCGGATGAGATCATCACCATGTTTGCATAATTCGGCTTTCATAAATCAAAATCAGTAGATTTTCTTAAACGACTCTCCGGTGTTTCCGGTGTTTTTTTATATAAAACTTTACTCGGAATTTTGAAAAAAATGAAAAAGTTTTAGAAAAACGGCCCGGAAACACCGGAACACCGTGTAGAATTACACACTTTGACACTTTTTGACACGAAAGGAGATTTTATCTATGTATACCATGACAAGAACATATACCGACTGGAACGGCGTGGAAAGAACCGAGGAATTCCGCTTCAATCTGACTAAGGCTGCTCTTATGGAGATGCAGTATGAACAGGAAGGAGGCATGAAGGAATACCTTCAGAAGATCATTGACTCCAAGAATCAGAAGGAGCTCATGAAGATGTTCAAGGATCTGGTTCTTCGTGCATACGGTGAGAAATCCGACGACGGCAAGTATTTCATCCAGAACGAGGAGACCAAGGCTCGCTTTGCTGCAACGCCGGTTTACTCTGAGATCTTCATGGAGCTTTCTACCGACGCTAACAAGGCTTCTGAGTTTGTGAACGGCATCATGCCGGTTGATCTTTCTCAGATCGACGCAAAGCCCGGTCAGGCTCCGGTTGCAGTAGTTCCTCCGGTTAACTAAGAAAAATAGGAGAGTAAAGAATGTCATTAACAATACACATACCCGCAACCGAATTGTGGGATCCAGGAAGAGAACAGTTCATAAAAATAAAAGAACAGAATCTTCTTCTGGAACATTCTTTAGTCTCTATGGATAAATGGGAAAGCAAATGGAAGAAGCCATTCCTCACCGACAACGAGAAAACTGCCGCTGAGATTCTTGACTATATCCGCTGCATGACGATCACCAAAAACGTTGATCCGTACGTGTACTTTGCGATTCCTCCTGATGAAATAAACAAGATCAAAGACTATATGTCGGATCCGATGACTGCGACAACCATTACTGATCATCGAGAAGGAGCCAAACCGAGAGGCAGAAAAGAGATAATCACATCTGAGATTATCTATTGGCAAATGACTCAGTTGAACATTCCTCTTGAATGGGAAAAGAGGCATTTGAACAAGCTTCTCATGCTGATTCAGGTAGGAGCAATCAAATCGGAACCGCCAAAGTCAATGTCTAAGAACGCGATCATGAAACAGAATAGCATGCTTAATGCGGCACGCAGAAAGAAACACGGTACTCGAGGATAAGGAGGGCGCTATGGCTACCATGCGTTTTATTCATCGGGGAAAAGGCGTAGCCGCTACGATGCGACTTCTAAAAGATCTTAAAGCTAAAAAATATCTGAAAAATTTGGATAAGTACGGTCAGCGCGGCGTCGAACTGTTATCGCAAGCAACCCCGGTCGATACAGGAAAGACCGCCGCGTCTTGGACGTACAAGATAAAAGTAGACGAAAAAACAGTTTCTATTAAGTGGATCAACACTAACGAGAACAAAGGCGAAAACGTAGCTGTGCTGATTCAGTTCGGTCACGGCACTACAAATGGCGGATTTGTTAAAGGGCGGGATTTCATCAATCCTGCCCTTCGCCAATTATTTGACGAGATCGTCCAAGACGTATGGAAGGAGGTGACTGCGGTTGAGTAACATAGAGAACCAAAAAGCCGAACTCGAACTTGAAGCGCAATTTCAAAATAAGGACTTTGAGAAAAATATTTCTCAGACAATGAAATCGCTTGACTCGTTCGAGAAGTCACTGAACGGCTTGGGTGGTCAGTCCGTCAAAGGATTGGAAAAGTTAAACCAGTCTTTTGACGAACTTAATGCTGCGACTTCGCGTCTTGCTGATACTGGCGAGTTTATTCAGAGAAGATTCTCTGTTTTAGGAACGGCCGTTACGAGTGTTCTTTCCGGAATGGTCGAAAAAGCTATAGATGCTGGTGCCAAGTTCGTAAAAGCTCTTTCTGTCGATCAGATCGAGGCCGGCTGGGTCAAATTTGCTGATAACACTAAAAATATCGGCACGATTATCGCCCAAGGCTATAATATGGACGAAGTTGAAGAACAAATGGAACGACTTATGTTCTTCACCGATGAAACCAGTTATAGCTATAACGATATGGTCGGTAACATCTCAAAATTCACTGCAGCCGGCGAGAAACTTGGTGATGCAGTTCAGGAGATGCAGGGTATCGCGCTTTGGGCAGGATCAGCCGGAGCGAGTGCTCAAAAAGCTTCCCAGGCAATGTATCAGCTTTCCCAGGCCATGGGGAATGGTTACATGCGTAAGGAAGACTGGAAATCTATCCAGACTCTTAATATGGATACGGTTGAGTTCCGCGAACAGGCGATTAAAACCGCAATTGAACTCGGGAGACTCAAGAAAACAGGAGAAGATACTTATGAATCTCTTGTAAATCCTAAAGCTGGAGAGTTCAAGATTTCCCAATTCGCAGAGCATCTTACTCAGGACAAGTGGTTTGATTCTTCTGTTATGAGGGGCGTATATGCCAGATACTCAGAGGCAGTCAATCAAATTTATGCCTATGTACAGAAAACCGGCGTTTCGGCTACTACGGCCATCAAAGATCTTGAAGGCACTATTGATCCGTTAGCGCTTAAGTGGTTCAAAGCAAGCCAGGAAGCGAGAACTTTCGGAGACGCGCTAGAGTATGTTAAGGAAGCCGTATCTACGACATGGCTTAGAAGCTTTCAGATTATCTTCGGTAATTACGAAGAAGCAACCGAACTTTGGACTAATTTTTCAGAAGTTCTGTATGAGGTATTTGTTCGAGTAAACGAAACAAGAAACGAAATTCTAGAACTCTGGAAAGAAATGGGTGGCAGAGACGAATTGCTTCGAGGTGTCGTGGAAGCATTCGAATCGATCAAAGCTGCTATTCAGCCGGTTAGAGAAGCGTTTGAAAGGGTTTTCCCACCTGCAGATACACTCGTTCAACCTGCTGAAGCTTTATACAACGCGACGAAAAAATTCGCCGATCTTATGGCCAGTATGAGGCCATCTGAAGATGCGGCGTATCTTATAAAACAAGCTTTTCTTGGTATTTTCACTGCGATTAAATCGGTTATCAGGATTTTCAAGATGTTCATGGCCGCAATGAAACCTGTTACCGAACCTTTAAAGCTTGTGGTGGCACTTATAACCGATCTCGTAACAATGTTGGGTTCCAAACTTAACGGGTTTGCCGATTGGTTAACATATTCTGACGAAGCCAAGACCAAACTCAATGACGTTGCCGATGCGATGGAAAAAGTCGTTGGCGCCTTCGTATTGTTTATGGGAGTGTCATCAGCGCTCAACACTTTTAACGGTTCAATTAAAACTGTTAAAACGTCGTTAAGCACTGTGTTTAATACCGTCAAGAACGTTGTTACTACGATTAAGTCCGCTATCGAAATAGTTAAAGTTTTAGGGCCGATTCTTCTTAAGTTGGGGGTGATCGGTGCCGTTTTATATGGCATTCATAAAATCGTCATATATGTTTTCGGTAGTTGGGAAAATGCGATTAACTCACTTAAAAAGAATCTCGGTATAGCGCTCGATTTCTTTAAAAACGTTGGTCATAGCATGAAGGAGTTTTTCGGTAGTTTAATACCGAAATTTCAAAATGCGAAGACTTCTATTTCTGATTTCTTCTCGTCGTTCAGTAAGAATATCAATCTTGGTAATAAAATCGATTTTCTTAAAACGAAATTCGATTATTTATATAAGAATGCGTTGAATTTCGCCAGCATAACGTGGCATAACGCTAAAGACGGATTCTCGAGTCTAGTCGCATTTCTTCAGAGTGCATTTACCGATCTTCCTGGCACGATTAATTTAGCTAAAGAAGAAATTAGAAAGTTCTTTGACTATACTAATCCAGAATCCGGTATTTCTAAAGCAATTATTGTAATCCAGAGCGCGTTTAATCAGCTTGTGATCGCTCTTGGAAACGCAAAGAAGGCAGTAACGACTTTCTTTGTAAATTTATACGACAGCATTAGAAATTCCGAATTCCTTAAAACCATTCACTCTGGCTCTGGTATTAAAGGTTTCATTGATAGTTTTAATGGGATCGGAACCGTTACCGATCTATTAAAACGATTCGCAAAAATTTTAGATGACGTCGCGTCGGTAATTTCTCCTAAGTTCGGCGTTGTCGGTGATATCATTGGAGAAATATTTGCTAATTTATCGAGAATCTTCTCTAATTTAGCGAATAATTTCACTTTCAAGGGCATTGTTACAACGCTCATAGATCTATTCACGCTGCTTAGTAGCACTATCCTGAATGTAATCAATAAGATAGTGCCTTTACTCGTTTCTGCCGGTGCTGCGATAGGAAATTTCTTCAATAATATCCTTTCTAGAGCTGGTGGGTTCGACGCGGTAATGAAGAATATCGGATCCGCGCTTGGTATTGTTGGCGGATCTATGGATAAACTTAAAGGCCATAGCCGTGGAGCTATGGTTGCTACTAATGGATTCTTTAAGTTTATCACACAGGGCGTGAAGTCTATACAGCAAGGTTTCTCTGAATTTGCTAAAGAAACCGGTATTGACAAATTCTTTAGAGGTGTTGCTGAGTGGTTAGCACCTATTCTTGAATACGTTAAGAAGCTCAAGCCTTCGCAGGTTCTTCTGTTCGTGTTTGGTATGGCTGTGGTGAGATTTGCTATCGTATTCGCCTCAGCGATGACTAAAATTACCAACAGTCTTAATAATGTGATCATGACCGCTAACAACGTTGTTAAGACTGTCGACAGTATAACTACCACTGCAAAAACGGTAGTTGACGGTGCTAAAACTACACTCGACGACATTGTTAAGTCGATAAAGTCAGTACCTGCGGCTATTGTAAACGGAGCAGAAATTATCAAGAAGGCTATCTTAGGTCACAATATGGCGAAGAATTTCCTTAGAGTTGCAGCAGGCATTTCGATGCTTGCAATTTCTCTAGGACTTGTCGCTAAATATGTCGATCCGCAGAAATTAGCTTTGGTGTCGGTGGTGATTGGTGTATTTATGGCTGCAATGGTATATGCCATAAAACAACTTAGCACGATCGATGCTGCGGCTATGGCAGGTAAAGCTTCGACGATGCTCGCATTGGCCGTTAGCCTTGCATTAATAACGGCAACTATAGGAATTATCAGTAGAAACATGGATCCGGATAAACTCGGCAGACTTGTGCTGGGTCTTGGAATGATCGGACTTATTGCGTTCCTCATGTATCAAGCGCTCAAAATGTTTTCTACAATTCCTGTAAATGCCGCAACAGCGGTTGCTCCGATACTTGCTCTTGCTGCAGCCATCGACATGATCGCCATTGCTCTTGCTATACTGATTCCTGTAGTAACCCTAGTTGGAATCGGCGGAACGCTTGGAGCTCTCGGTATTCTTGGTGCGTTCATGATCGGTATTGCTTCGATTGCTGACATTGCTGGTAGAATTTCCGCAAAGGCGTTTCTTCCTATTCTTGGTATTACTGCCGCGATTTATCTGCTTCTTGGCGCTATTCTTCTAATTGCAATTTCTCCCTTATCGTTTGACTTGATCAAAAAGAACTGGGAGAAGTTTGCTATCATGATTGGCGCTATTGCTCTCATCATGATCGGAATTGCTGTTACAGCAAAAATAGCAGGTGAAGGCGTCAAAGGTTTAGGGCTTGCTTTTATCGGTATTGCTGCTGGTCTCAATCAAGTAGCGAAAGCAATGAAGACTGTTGTCAACATGCAGATCGATAGTTGGGGCACAGTATTTAAGAGCATAATAGTGTTCGTCGTGATATTTATTGCGTTTACCGATCTTATTTCGCAGATGGCCGGCACCAAGATGAACAAAGGCTTGGTCAGATTTGGCATTTCCATGATAGCTTTAGCCGTTGCTATGCGCGTAATGGTCGGTGTGATGGACGCTATTCGCGCTCTTACTGAGAAAACGGGAGTGCTTCAATTAGGCGGCGTTTTACTGGTATTTGCTATCATTAGTGCTGTTATAGCTGGACTGATGTACGTTAGTAAATATACTAGAGGTGCAAAGCTAGCACCGATAGTTGTGCTAATAGGCGCTATCGGCTTACTAATGGTTGCTGTCGCTTTGATATCTCAGTTGCCTAATGTA